CGGACCGCACGGCGTTTGAGTGCAGCGACGCCGTGACGCGCGGTACGCTCCAGGTGGAGTGGATCTCTCGTCACGTCAAGCTCAACCTGACGCTCAAGAGACAACAAACTCTTTGCCAGAGCGGCGTAACCCTCCAATTCATCAGTGCGATAAATTGGTTCTACCACCCATGCCTTTATTTCAAAGCGCATGAGATCTGGATTCCATCGTGAGACGGAAACTCCAGGTAGAAACGAGTGACGCCCTATAGCCGGACTATCCGAGGAAACCACGGGAAGACTACCCAGTAGTTCCTCGATCCTCTCAAAGAGGAATCGAGCCGTGCTCCAATAACCTCGTTTATAGAAGCTATTGGCAGCGGCGACAATCGAGATAATCTCGGTGTGTTCCCGCCGGTTTGTCGGGATGAAATGACGAACATAGGTTGGTGTAACCACCCGCCCGTCATACGCATCCAAACCACAAGACTCCCTGAATTTTCCACTCAGGAATGATTTGTGGATATTCACCTTACAGTTGTACTTATGTAGGTGATCGCAAACCGTAGCAGCCACGTATGTGGGAACGATTATATCGTCTCCATACACGTGAATCATGCGACTGACTCTATAGACAGACGCATGATCAAACGGGAGATTGTGAAACCTCAGCAGGGCTACAGTACATATAGTAAAGAAGTACATAGCCTCTACTGGGAAACACAGAGCAGAACCCATCGATGCGAACTTAACCAAGGGGCCAACAATGGCACCATTAGGCAATTTCGCACGTGTAGTTCGACATGCCTGGACCGACCCCGAAAGATCGGGGCTTCCAGAAAACATGGACATAGCTATTGAGTTGATAACTCGGTCGCTAGCGTCGGAAAGGTCGAGTGTTGACCACTCGCCAGTCTTCGAACCAATCAAAGCCAATCTCTGATTCAACGTCTGGTCACGGAAATTAATCCGGCCTCTCGTCAACCGATATGATTCAATCACATCGTAGAGATAAGACTGAAGCGACTGTTGCGCATACTGCGCAGCAATCGGCTCAGCGGCAATGATACGGGGCCCACGCAAAGTCTTCGGAACCGAAATAACCCGCGAGGGCAATTCGGCTTCGGGAGGGATGAACGCCACTTTCTCGAACTCCTCTTCACAGGCTGCTCCCAAAGGGAGACAAAAGCCAAGAAAAGGGAAATAAGGTTCGAGACGTTCATGCCATACCTTCCAAAGGTATTTCGAGTTACCTCTAATACCTTCGGAAGTTACTCCAGGTCCATGCTTTGGAGTCAAGTGTTCAGTAGTAAAACCACTGAACAAAGGATCCCAAATGAGACGGCAGCAACGATCAAAATCGTCGATGTCATCCTTATGGACTTTAGAATTAGCGAGGGTCTGCTCCAATATGGCAAACCCCTGCAAAGCTTCAGCTTCCCTTTCGGGGGAGCAGGACGCCTGTAACTTGTTGAAGCAACGGCAAATCTGCCGTATAGCTGCAACAACATCAGAAACGCCTGCACCAAAGCTGGAACTAAGTCTGGGGGAATCATATAGTTCTCCTGTTTGCTCGTTAAAGACGAGACTGGTCATACCTCTCAAAAAGGAGGGGATTGACCGGAACTTCCTGAAAGAACGGAAGTTCTCAGAGTCTATCCGTCCATCGGCAAGACTTCTCTCGAAGTCTCTACAGAAGGACGGGAGGGTAATCGTTAAAAACGATAAACCTTCGTCTTCGACCCTCTGACATATTGTCTCAATGTCACGAGGGTCTGGGTTAACTGCGCACTCTGTGCACGCATCTCGGTAGATGTGTAGCACAAGATCCAGCAGGCCTTGCACCTTTGCAGGTACATGGCGGCCGATATTCGCTTGACAGCGGATTCTCGGCATGTCATCCTCCATCTCTGGGGGTAGACATCCAACCGTGTACCTACCTTCCGATTAGGGGGAATACCCCTTGATCGGCAGACTTCCTCTTTCTGAAGGAGGAAAATCACAATCACACCACCGTACGTACAAAAGTACATATGGGCTTAACGACGATCAGTGCTCATTTCCGAGCACTCTCTCGACGAGAAGTCCAGAACCGGTGTTGAGCCAAGTCTTCATTCCAGTGATAACCTTCACAAGTCTGGCATCATCGATGCCAAAAGTGGGTTGGTCAATCACTAAGTAGACAGCAGCAGTCACCTTCTGATTCAGAGACGATATGGGGTCCGCCGCAACGGCGTCCTCCTCGTACCTGAGAAGGTAACGGGTGTTGTTTTTACTCTCGGTGTACGACACCTTTAAACGGTGTAGTCCATCGGCGGAACGATAGAGACTTGTAGTGCCTTGGCTAGAAACCAAAGGCATACTGATGGCAGTGCCATCAATTGTGATAGTCTGTGGATCGGTAAGCATACGGATAGACCTCCTTAGATCAGTCTTTGGGGATTTATCCCATGTGAACGACGGACTACTCCCCAGTAGTTCGCTCGCACGATCACATAGGTGCTAATACTAGTAGATCAGATGGGTTATCCCAAGAGCTCCTAGTATAGCCAATTGCTTAGCGGACAAATCGCCGCTATGCAGGCCAAAACCAAAAGGAGATGCTCTGTCACGGTTCTTGGACTCAACAAATTGAGTCCAGGCCATATTGATATCGCCTTGACATAAAGAAAAGACGGTAGCAAAGTGTCTTACTCGTTTAACGAGGTGACACATGACATAAGCATACCTGGCAACCATTGTATCGTCAGCTCCGGAAAGAATATTTGAATAAATCAATCCGAAGTTGCCGAACCAATCAGCGAGCCAGGACCAGGGAGTTGCTTTCCAAATCAAGTCTGGAGAGACACGAAGCCCTAAAGCTCGTGCCCTATTCATGACGTAGTGATAAGTATCAAACTCGTCATGTACCAGGCTAGGAAGCCAATACCTAAACTCCGCAGAGAACCATACACGTTGCTCAGTTTCATAAAAGAATTCTGAGTAACCTCTGGTTTCCTGCATTGTTGTCGGTTCGATCTTCCATTGTGTCAGTCCACCTATGTCCGGATACACGTAAGCATAGTGATCCGCATATATCTGTGAAGATGACACAACTGTTTTGGAAACGGTGCCCCTTCGTCTGATCCACCTACCGTTATCACGTTTCTGCTGTGTTATTATCTTGTCAAGATTAAACACAGTTTGATGCGTGTTCAGGAGGTCGTTCAGGAAGGGCTTCCAACCAAATTGATGGTTGATGAAGTGTTCAGCGATCTTATCAGGCATCTCGCCTGTACCACTCTTGCCGCCTAATGCCTTGAAGACATCGGCGAACCCTTGGGAAGTTGTTTTCAACTGCCCAGGAAGATCCTGTAGTTCATACAGGGCAAGAGCAAGATCCACTCCTTGTAGCTTCGGCTTGAACTTATTCCAAGCCTCGGCACCGTAACTAGAAGCATCACCATAGAGTGTGTTAGGGATAGTATCCCACGCCAAATCAAAAGGCGGGGGATCGGGAGGATTCCCGAACCAGGTGGGTACAAACCCACCGCTGTACTTAACCCTAAAACGAGGATCAGGCTCAATGCACGAGTTATCGTACACGCCGATCCCCTTCACAACATGCCATGGTGAATACGTTCGGAAGGACCGCATAGGTCCCCCGAAATCAGCGTTTTCGGCAGAGGGATGCACACCAGTCGAAGAGATTCGCCACATACCTGGGCGATACCTCAACGGAGGGTGTGTCTCGTCCCACATCCGTTTACCGGAAATCCCGGTCGGGTCATACCAGGGTCGCGGAGTACTATAGTACAAATCTGTACCATACCTCCAAGACTCTAGTTTCCCGACATATTGGGAAACGTTGGAATCTTTATCCAACATCTCACGGTAGCGCTGTTTCGAACGTAAAATCAAGGGCTTGCGGTGTCTTGTACCTCTACGTCGCTTTCGCGGCTTACGGGGCTTGCACGGTACCGGACCTGGAAAGGCCGGACACGGGCACTTGCACATGATGTAGACATCACTGTATTCTTGACAGTGACTGCCTTTAACATACTTGCGCACAAGACAACGACAAGTTAACTTTGATTTGCTCATAGTTAGTATACTGGTTCCTTTCTGGATTAGAGATCGCGCAGGCGACCAATGAC